AAACCACGTGAGTGTAGTTCGGCTGAACCGTAGTCAAAACCTTCTTGACCAGTCCATGCTGCAGTTGCAGGGCTCGCACCAGCGTACTGACGAAGACCAGCAAGTTCGATCTCACTGTCGTCCAGACCCCAACCAGCTACAGAGCCAGCAGTTGCGCCGAAGAACTGATCAGCTTCAACAATGATCAAGTTACCAAGTTTACCGATAACACCAGAGATGTTACGGTTCTTGCTGCCGCGAACGTCGCCTGAACGTACGATAGTCTGATAGCCAGCAGTATCTTTACGTAGCAAGTTAGCCATCGCAGAGTCGATAACGAACAACCAACAAGGCTTACCGTCTTGAGTCACGTAAGGCTGTAACGGACGGCGCACGCCACCAGTTGTGAAACCTTGTGAGGTTTTCAACGTCTTTTCAATGTCAAGCAAAGAACCGAAGTTGAAGGTAGCACCTAAGTCGATATTGTGAGATGTAGTCTGCACGCCATCTTCGTTAGTGTTTACCAAGCCCTGGGCTGCATCGAAGATTGCCTGATCTTTAAAGCGAGTGAACAAGTCACCAAGCTTATTACGCGAGTCAGAGTGCTCGTTAATAGTCAAGTCACCAATGTCAACGCCATCAAACTTATCGCCGTTGTCAACTACTAAGCGATAACGCTCAACAGTAACTTTGTCAGAGAATTTCTTCTTCGTTTCGCCTTTACCAAAGGCAGTTTCTTTACCTTTAACAGCTTTACCTGAAAGGTTACCGTCGTAATCAAATACAACAGTGTGGCCTGAGCCAGAGTTTTCGTTGTTTGCTTGGAAAACAACTGCGTCTTTAGTGGAACCCGTCATCGGTGCCCAGAAAGACTTACTTGCCGCTTGAACCAAACCTTCGCGCATCCATTTCTTGCGCTTTAGATCGGAACTTAGGCTTACTACGCCAGTAGACATAATAGTATCCTTAATGAATTAATGAAAACAAAAGCGAGTACAAAGCCTTGTGAGGATTCGGACACCGAGCCCACGTACTATGTCGATGTTCATACTGCGATAGCATAAATGCTGGACGCTGTAATACTGATCCACTCTACATACATTATATAGCTCGGAGTCCACTTTGTACACTTATTAAATTTATTAATAAGTTTCGTCTTTGTACGATTCTTGTACAGCTTTATTAACAGCGGAGTCTGCAGGAGCACTACCACCAGGTGCCTTGCTTAAGCTCACATCGTCAGGTGCTTTATCACCTTTGACAACCTTAGGTTTCCCAAGGTACTCCGAACTCTTAACTAAAAACTCTTCGAAGGTAATTTCACCTTTTTCAAGCTGTTTAGTGAAGCGTGGAGGCAAATCGTTTTCAATGACGTCGTCTGTCAACGCAAAGTCCGGATTGGCTTCGTTATGCGCCTCCAGGAGACGCGTACGGCCTTCTAATTCAGTTTCTTGTTGAACCTTAGCTTTGATACCAGAAGTCTTCTCAGAGAACGACGTGCGATTGTCAGATTCGTACTGATTTAGTTTCTGACGCCAAGCATCAGGGTCTTCATGCTTCAATGCATCAAGTTCTTCACGCTGTTCTGACGTTAACGCAGAGGCTACGTCGCCAGCCCAACCAGCAGTCAACTGCTCATTCTCAGTCTGCAATGCTTTCATAGCTTGCTGGTTACGACTAAAGCTCGCTTGCGTGTCACGACGACGTCGTTCTGCGTTAGCAGCAAACATTAACTCTGGTGAAGCCTCTACGCCTTCAGCAAAGTTCCATTTACCTTCTTCGTTCTGTACCATGCTATCAGTCAAAGTGTTAACTTGTTCTTCGATAGACGGCTGCTGTGCAGGAGTGTCTGTTCCCATGGTATAAATCCTTAGTTACTTAATAGTGTTGTCGTTATTCGACTATTTATTATACCTATTATATGTACGTTCGTACACCGTTTTGATATAATAAATATTAAATTTATTAAGGAGCTGACAAGTGGCCGTATTTACCTTTTCTACCAAAGATAAGAAAAAGCCTGAAGACACTCGTATTGTGGAAGAGCTAAAGAAGCGCTGCGACGATACAGGGGCTTGCTTCAGTACACTAATGGTTAGACTAGTCAAGGAGCATGTTGCAAATGAGCGACCAACTAAAGTATGAGGTTGTCAACCGTCTCCTAAACAAAGTAGAGCCTAAGGATATTAGTGCCGAGCTGGAGATGTCCTACAATAAAGTATTGCGCATCAAACGCGAGCACGAAGCTGCCGTAGCCGATGGCAAAGTAGCAGAGTTTATCAACCTAGATAACGTAGTGCTCGACGCAGCCTTAGCTCAAGTCCAGGCGGACACTCCTGATGGTCTGTTACCTGAGGTACAAGAAGCTGCTACGACGCTCAAGCAAACTAAGAGTGCAGCAGAGAAGCTGTCCGACGAGATGCTAGCTACTGCAGGCCACCTCAATACTCGCATCCGTTCCTTAGCTCTAAGCATCGAACATGTGTCTGAGCTCGAGGGTCTGACCAGCGCGCTCTGCCAACTACAGACTGCATTCTTCAACAGTAATACTACTCAAGTCAACGTACAGAATAACTATGGTGACGCAGGTGCTACAGCTGCTGAGTACGGAGAGTACCTAGGTGATTAAACTAAGAATAACCGAGGAGCAGTTCAACGAGCTGTATCCAGACCTCGAGGGACGCTATGCGTTCTTCGATGAGCCTGTACCAGTGAATATCGGCAAGCAAGAGTTTGAGCGCACGTATCTCAAGTCCAAGCTGTGGCGGCTCAACAACCTCTATAAAGTTATTAACAAGGATGGTGAGCCTGTAACGTTCCGCATGAACTATGCGCAGCACCGTGTGTATGCCGCTACTCGTAAGCATGCACGTGTGATCATCCTCAAGTCTCGTCAGCAGGGTATCTCAACCTTCTGGCTTGTATCCTTCTTCGATGATGCTGTGTGGTGCCCCTTCTTAACCCTGGGTCTCATGGCTCAAGGTACCGACGAGGCATCTACACTCCTTGAGCGTGTGAAGTTCTTGTGGGACAACCTCAGTGACGGCATTAAAGCTTTCCTCGGACTACGACTAACTAAGGATAACACCAAGGAGTTCGGGTTCTCCAATGACTCCAAGATGTTTATCCGTGTTAGTTTCCGCTCGGCTACACTACAGCGACTCCACATCTCAGAGCTCGGCAAGATTGCTAACGCTAACCCCAAGCGAGCTAAGGAAACCAAGACGGGTACCCTCCAGGCTCTCGGCAAGGGTAATACCGGTGTGATCGAGAGTACTGCTGAGGGACGCAACATGTTCAAGGACACCTGGGACGCGAGTATCCTGGCGCTCCATTCTGGCCAAATGGCTCCCAAGGATTTTTACCCTGTGTTTCTGTCCTGGCTCGACGATCCTGACTGTGTAGAGTCTACACCCCAGGAGCTCGACGCGTCAGCCCTAGAGTACTTCGAAAAGCTCGAACGCGACCACGGTCTTGTGGCTACCAAGGAGCAGAAGAACTTCTGGGTTGTCCAACGCCGTGAGCTTGCAGGCGACCTTTATCAAGAGTATCCTGCGACTCCTGAGGAAGCTTTCCTGGCCTCGCGTGACGGCACTTATTACTCTAAGCTCTTCAACGAGTGCGTAGTCCGTAAGGGACGCGTTATGTCGGGCGTATATGATCCCAATCTTCCTGTAGACGTCTTCTTCGACCTGGGTGTCGACGATTATACGGTTATGGGCTACGTACAGTGGTATCGTGGCGAATACCGCATCATCGGTGAGTACTGGAACAACGGCTTCGGTATCGGTCATTACTTAGATCAAGCTAATGACACCGGGTGGGACATCCGAGACATCATCTTGCCTCACGATGCACGTCAGCGCGGAACTAACACTGCTGGCTCAGGCCGAGCTAAGAGTACCGAGGACGTAGCTAAGGATCACATGAACGCCGAGGGTTACCGCTGGGGTGTACGAGTACTTGCTCGCTCGTCGGTGGCCGATGGAATCCAGGCGGTACGACGCATGCTACCGATGATGCGCGTCGATGTCGGGTGCACTTACATCATAGACTGTCTAAATAACTATTCTAAAGATTGGGATGACAAACTCCAGGTGTGGAAGCTAACTCCTAAGCATGACGAATTTTCTCACGGTGCTGATATGCTACGTCAAGTGGCTATGGGCGTCCGAGAAAGTGAAAGCTCAAATGAGTCTAAACAAGCTGTACCAGAAAGGTACAGATCAACTAAACAATCAGGATTTGCAATATGAAACTACACG